TCCAGTTTCCACACGACCAGGGTGTCTCCGCTATTAACGCACTTTAAAGCGCGTTTCAGACCGGGGCGGCTGGCAACTTTTCCGCTCATACGGTCTTCAAAAATGCGGTCACAATTTGCACTTGTGAGTGCATTACGCTGTAAATCACTGTTCTGGTCGATTGTTGATACGCGGATATAACCAATGACGGCCATCAATTTTCCTCCTCTATGTCGCAGTGGGAGGATTTTTACAGATTTCGCTATGTGTAACTGCTTTTCCAAAAACCAAGGTTTTTAAGAAAGGCTGCTTTATTTGGAATATCTGCACCGTTCTGGTCTTTGGCCAGCTTTTCCGCCAGCTTGTTCAGCACGGTGGTCGCAAAGTTCGGATCGTTTCCAAGAGCGTCCGCCAGCTCTTTCAGCGTATCCAGGGTCTCTGGTGCTGTGCCAGCAAGAGCCGAAATCGCTCTTGCCACAAACTCTGTCGTCACCAGTTTTTTACTGTTGTCGTTCGCAGCAGGTGTAGGGGCTGTAGGCGTCCCGGTGAATGTTGGGCTGGCCTTCGGCGCGTACTGGGTATGAGGGTCGGCTGCCGCGATGTGTTCAGCCAGGTCTGCTCCGCCTTTTTCGACCTTCTGTTTAAGGTATGAAGTGCGGCTGGCCAGCTGTTTAGCCTGACGGTTAGATATCCCGTCAGGCCCGCCCAGAACGGGGTCAGAGACCTCGATTTGGTAGACGCCTTCTTCCCACTGCGGGGTTTCGGGTAGGTTTGCCATAGTTAACTGCTCCCGTGGTTATAGCTGCCGTCATAGTTGACGGTGTTGTTGTAGCGAATAGCGACAGACTGATACTCCAGACTCGCCAGATGGCAGCGGGTCGGAGCAAAAGCTGCCAGCGTCTGGCGTAACAGCGCCGCCTGATCGTTAGTAATGGGCTGCTGAAGGATGACGCGATAAACCGCCCATGCTTCAGCATCGCCGTGGACAAAAAGCCCGTTGTAAGTGTGTTTGCCGTCGTAGCCAATCTGGCCAGTACCTTCAATCAGATCCACTTCACCGAAGCCGAAACGGCGGATAATCTCCCGGATTGACCACGGCGTCCCTTTATAGCGGTGCAGCTCGATGGCTGATTTGATAAGCGTGCGACGCACATCATCCGATTCCGCCAGCTCCCAGCCATCGCCGAACAACGAGAACTGCTCGCCCAGCCATGGCAGCGCGGAGCTGTCGACAATATCGACCAGATAGACCATCAGTACGCTCAGGTCGATATTGTCCAGCCGCCCGGCCAGTCTGCCCAGTGCTCTGAGGCTGATATCACCCTCAAGTGGTGGCGGGAGTTGTAGCGGCTCAGCCATCGGACACCCCGGTCATGTTGAGAGTGATTGCCGTACAGTTTGCCCACTCGCTTTCAGCAACGACCCTCAGCGCAGGGGTCACCAGTTCGACCTGGTAGACCCCGGCAACGGACAGCACGCTGATAATCTGACTGGGGACAATATCGCGGCCCAGTGCTGCGGTACGGGACGCCACCCAGTTCTGTATGGCGCTGTTAGCGGTGTCTTTTATCGAGTTGGCATCCTGGTCACGGTAGATTGTGATGTTGGCTTCAATGGTGTAATCCACCTGCACTGGCGTTTTAGCCCGCACGGTATCAGTAAGTGGCCTGACTTTTTCGTCCGAACAGAAACTCTCAACCAGTGTGAGGATGCTGTCATCCGGCAGGCCGGTACTGAGTAGCGGATACAGCTCAACTGTGCCCGAAACCGGGGAGAGCACGGCAACGTCGACGATATTGGGATGGGCCTGCATGGCATGAAAGCGATATGCCTTACGGCTTCCGGCATTCGTGAACGATTCCGGGGCCAGTTTGATGCGCTCGCGCAGCCTGTCGTTGTCTTCCTGTTCTGAGCCGCCAGAACTGGCCGCTAGATTGGTCACCTGCAGGTCAACGTTATCAATCTCATCGAGCAACTGACTGACCTGCGCAGGTTGCCATCCGTTGCCAGCGACGCCCGGTTCGGTACAAGTGGCCGTGGTGTTGACCAGCAGCAACCCGGCCTTCAGAACCACGTCCGTATCGGTGGAAAAAATAATGCTGTCGGAGGCACTGACGCGGGTACCTGCCGGGATCAGCACATCGATAACGAGAGCTTCATCCACGGAGAACTGGAGTTGGATGGAGGCAGGTTGCGCGGCCAGACGGTACACGCCGACCAGTTCACCGAGGTAATCAATCATCGGCTCACGGGCAAAGGCGACCAGATTCTGTTTGGCTGCTTCCTGCGGCGCCACCCTGACCAGCATTTCGCGGTATGCCCACAGGTCAATCAGCAGGCGCTCGGCCTGAGCGGGATACAACGTTTTACCGGTTGCGGCTTTGTATTGCGCAATCATCTCAGCAGTGATTTTATCGGCATCGCGTTCAATAAAGTCGGGTTCTGTCAGCGCCATAGCAACTCCTGAGTTCGGGTCTGTCCGTCAGAGCCTTTCCAGCTCACCCGGAGCGTAAGATGTTCGCCGTCAAAGGCGGGTTTAACCGACATAAGCTGGCAGCGAGGCTCCCAGCGCCGAATGGCATCGACGGACTCGCGCACCACATGCGGGATAGCCCGGTTGATGGGCCAGTCAATATAAAGGTGCAGATTGCTGCCAAACTCCGGGCGATGCGGGTCGCTGCCGCGAGGAGTACGCAGGATAATTTGGATGGCCTGCCAGATATCATCCAGCCCCTTGACGATTTCGCCGGGGGCCTGCAGGGCCGGTTGCCAGAATACGGAGGTTGTTTTCATAGGGGCAGTATTGCCCCTGAGCAGAAACGCCGATATTAAAGGCGTTTAAGAAGGTCAGTGGGAGTGATGACTGGAGTTCTGGCCGTCAGAGAGCATGCTACCTGTAGAGTGGGCATTGCCGTTGATTTCAAGGTTTCCGTTCACCGTGGTGGTATCAGCGGTCAAATCAATAGTTTTCCCCTTCAGGCTGATACCTACCGCAACCTCGATTACTATGCGCTCAATACCGCCTTTGACCGTCAGCGTATGGGTCACGCGGTTATAGCTGAACTTAGCCCCGTCTGCGTACTTTGTGCCGCGAGTATCCTTGTCATTAAATGGTGGTCTGTCGACCTCGGAGTAAACTGCACCGAGAATGACACCATCCTCGCCGTTGGCATCGAGCAGTACCTCAACCTACTCCCCCACGTCAGGGAGCCAGTAATCTTTATTGTTCTGGGTATTGCGCTGCAGCACGTTGAGCCAGTTGGTGCGCAGGTTATCGCACTCAGGCAGGCGCACGCGGGCCTGAACCTTGTCGGCATCGACGGCGCTGACCGTACCGACCTGACGGGTGACAAGAGACATTACTTATCTCCCTTTATTACCGTTGATGTGGTGCCATCGTATTTGTAGACGGTGAGCGTCTGAGTTTTGCCGGTCTTTTTACCTTTCCTGGCCTTGCCCTGCGTGACAGGCCCTCGTGCCACCTCCAGTTCTGTAATGTAGCCGCTGTTACGGTCAAACGCATGGCGGGCAGTGGTTATCAGCCATGGCCCGGATAACTGACCAAAACCCACCAGTTCAATTTTGTTGCCCGCCGTCAGCTGTGGCGTGCCCATTAACGTCAGGGAGCCGCTCTGCTGATATTCGTTATGGCTGGCCAGCGCTGAGTCCGCCTTGATTTTTGCGCTGTCAGGGTCGCTGACGCGGCTGTTGACCTTCAGTGAGTCGGCGCTGGTGACCTTTGCAAGTTTTACCTGACTGTCACTTTCTCTGATGCCACCGGCAACTTCGTAGGCGATCAACTTTTTACTGCTGCTCTTCTGATGTTTTACCTTCGCGGACTTGTAGACCCGGTTGATGGTGTCGCGCAGGGAAAAGCGGGCCACATCCTGCGGTTTCAGTTGCTTAACCGGCTCCTGTCCACGAAGCGTGGCCAGATGGGAGAAAATCAGCTGGTCGCTGACCACTTTCACCGCATAACCATACTCGCTGGCCAGTCGCCGCAGGAAGCCCACGTCCGTTTCAGCGTACTGCGTTACACGGTCAATTTTGATGGATTCAATGCTGCCAACCAGCTTCAGTTGATGCTTTTTGGCGATACGTCCGGCAATGGCTGCCAGCGTGGTGCTCTCAAAGCCGCGACTGGATTTAGTGCGTAAGGCGTTGTTAACCGATGTGGCCACGCCCCGGATAGCGACAACGGACGCGGGCGAACTCACTTCGATCTCGTCTATCGAGAATGTACCGCAGGACAGCAGTTTCTCGCCCTGATAGCCCATCTTCAGCGTCAGCGTGTCACCCTTGCCCGGATACCACTTATCCAGCCAGCGACCATCGGTGTCGTCCAGCTCCACCTCAATGGTATCGGACTCGCTTTTGATGTTATCGCTGTAGGTCACGCGGGTGACATAAGGTGCGATATCGTTAGTGATGTTCTTCTGCAGATACCACAGGGTGAATACCGGACTCAGAACGTCGCTGATGCCAGTCAACGCTGATGCGGCCTGTGTGGTGTTATTTACCTCAGCCATGGGGCAATATCCTCTTCTGTGCTGGCATCGGTAGCTTCGATAACCGGAATCAATAACAACAAACCAGAGGGCAGCACCGGCGTGATGGCCACGTGCGGATTGGCGGCAATAATCCGGGGATAACCCAGCGGGTCGCCGTAGTACTGCCATGCCAGAGAATCCCAGCGCTCTCCGTAACGGGTGACATGTTCAAGAAACATCACACACTCCTCGCCAGTATTTTGGCTGCCATAGTGCTTAACCCCGGCGACATGCGGGTGAAGGTGGTGCTGGCGGAGTTAAGCTGGCCGGAAACGGCATCCAGCGCCGCAGCGATATTGCTGCCATCAACGCCGCTCAGCGAAGACTGCGCCTGTTGTACATACGTAGCCGCATCACTGCTGGCTCTGGCCAGACTGATGGCTTCGGGCATGGATTCGGAGAGCGCATTAAATGCCGGAATGCTTTGACCTAGCGCCCCGGACACGTTGCCCAGACCGCTCATCAGACCCGGCACGCGGGTCAGCGCGACAGCTGGGTTATCCTTCATCTTCTGTGCGACCCGAACGGCACTGATGGTGGTCTGGAGAACGGATTGCGCCTGTTTGGCATAATTGACACCGTCGCGGACGTACTGCGCCACCCCGGAAGGTGAAGGAACGGCACCGGAGACCGCTCCGACGCCGGGAACCTGCTTGCGTATTGCAGGCGGCTGCAGCGGGTTCTTCGGGTCGCCGATATACTCCCGCAGCGATGCGGTGGCGTTGACGGCCAGCACGTTGCCGGTGCTGTCGGTCTGTTCGCTGATTGCTGTCACATCGGTAATGACGAACCAGCCACGATAGTCGCCATTCCCGAAGACCAGCGCCAGCGCCTGATGGGCTTTCATGGCTGTTCGCAGTCGTGCCAGTTCGATGTCGGGCACACAATAATGCTGATGGAAGACCAGGCTTATCTGGATTTCGTCCAGCTTATCGCCGACGAACTGCAGGCCGGGTTTTCCTTCGATGCGGGCATGTTCGGCATAATCGACGCCGAATGTCGCTTCGAAGCCGTCCCAGTAGGTAATCAGCTCGAACTCAATATCACCCAGTACCGCAAACATTATTCGTACCTCCTGCGTTGCTGCTGAGCCAGCAGGCGTTCCAGCATTTTCTCCAGCTCATGCAGGCTCATATTCAGTGCGCCAGCAAGCCCGGCAGGTGCGGCAGTTTCTTTGCCATTGAGGTAAAACTGGGGATTAAAGCTGACCTGAATACCACCAGAGGTTCCGCCACCGGCTGCTGCCGCGCCACGACCTGAATAACCTGCAGCCATGATTTCCGGCGACGGGATGCGTGGAACGTCCGGGGTCATTTCGGTGGCCAGACGTTGCCCGGCGAGTGCGGCCAGCGGCGTGGTACGCTGCAGACCGATAGCGGCCCCCTGGCCTATGTTGTCGCCAAAGCCCATAAATACACGGCTCGGGGAGTGAATACCCAGGGTTTCTTTAAACCAGCCGGAGATCGAATTACCAAAGTTAACGATAGTATCTTTTGCGGCCGCAAGTTTATTGCCGATCCCGTTCACCAGCCGGCAATCAGGTTGCCGCCGAAGTCAGTAAAGTTTTTCGGCAAGTCGACGCCAAACCAACTCATGACCCCGGCAAAGGCTTTATAGAACAACCCAAGGGGCGACCAGTTCATGATGAGTTTGCCGATGCCAACAATACCGCCGTTAAATGCCGTCTTAATACTGCCCCAGATACCAGAAAACCAGCCTGTCACGCTGCCCCACGCCGATTTAATACCGCTCCAGGCACTGCTAAACGCAGAGGTGACCTGCGCCCACATTCGCTTAAAGAAAGCAGAAATTGGCCCCCAGTAGCGGTAGATCAGATAAGCGGCCATGGCTAGGCCAGTGATGATTAGTCCAATGGGATTCATCAGCAGCGCCCGACCTATGAAGAGAACGGCACGACCCGCGAGCATTAGTCCACGAACCAGCCCACCACCGAGCACGCGGGCCAGTGTTCCGGCTCCTTTGGCAACCGTACTGAAGCCGGTCACCAGCCAACGTAGTTTGCCGCCTTCACCCAACGCGAGCGATAGCCGCAGCCAGTTGGCCCGAAGAAGCATGGCGTTTTTCCAGACATTGACGAAAGGGGAAATAAGAAGATTCAGGCCGAGCTTGAGGCCGATGGTGGCCATCTTGAATGCAAGTAATGCACCAACCACTTTAATAGCACCACTCACCAGTTGCGGGTTAGCCGCGATCCATTTGCCGACGCTGTCTATTAAGGGGATGAACGTTTCCCCCAACTGGATTAATGCTGGTTTTAATGACGCTCCGATGCTGATAGCTGACTCGTTAAAACCCACCTGAGTCCTGCGCCAGCGCGCCTCAAGCGTATCATTTTGCTTCTTAAAATCAGTGCTGAGCGTGCTCTGAGCTGCAGGGCTATTCATTTCCTTTTTATTGGACTGATACTTATCCTAGCCCTGGCGCATCGACAGGAGATGGTTGACGGTCTGAATATCAGTAAAGACTTCTGCCAGTCCGAAGGACTCCATCAGCTTCTGCTGGCCTTCCTGGTCTCCCGAGTCCTTGGCAGCATTCCACTGTTGTACGAAAGCCTTGCCTTTGTCGTCGATGAAAGCATTAGCAATCATCAACGAGGATTCAGACTGCGAGAACCCTTGTGAGACAAGGTTCTGCATGGATTTCTGATAATTAATCCCGGCTTTCGCATATTTCTGCATGGTATCGCCTCGCCCCATAGCCGCCAGCCAGTTGGACATATTGGTGACGGCCTCTTCAGATGAGCCACTGCCTTTACCCACCTCTAGGCTGGAGACGATCTGCATAATCGCTTCTTTGCCTGTGATACCACGGGCAGCAAAAGCTTTGGCCAAACCCGGCAGTGCCTTAGCCATGTCTTTCAGTTCAAACGAGCCGAGTTTTGCACCAGTAGCAGCCATACCAAATGCCTGCTCCAGTTCTTTGGCATCGGTAATTTTGAGGGCATCGCTGAAGGCATAGGTCATTTTGGCGAGGTCGGTCATATCGGCTTTGGTGGCCGTGGCCGCTTTACCGAGCATCCCGGCAAAGGTCGCTGCCTGCTGCGGATTCATGCCATCGGCAACTAACTGGCCAACGCCGCCCAGCAGAGATTCCTGGAGCTGATTGACCTGCAGGGATGCCCGACGAATGGCAGTGCCGATGGCCTGTTCCTGTCTTGAATCCAGATCGCCGGTGACGCTGATATCGCGTAGCTGGGATTCAAACGATGAATATTGTTTGACAGAGGCCATGACCGGTGCGCCCAGCGTTCGGGCGATACCGTAAGTCTCTGCCCCCTGACCATAGAGCGCCATACGGTTGGATTTCAGCGCATCACTGGTGGCCGATACCGCCGACAGACGGCGCTGCTGCCGCTCAATCTGCTCCATTGTGCGACTCACCCGCAGCAGATCGCTGTTGAGGCGTTGCATCCGGGATGAACCCAGCTGGCCATAGCGCTCTGTTGCACGGGTTAAGGCGTTCTGGCGATCCTGGAGGCGACGTGACGTATCGCCGAGGGAGTCAAGGGCGCGTCGGGTACCGCTGACGGCAGAGCGAAAGCTGCTCCCGACAATGCCGCCAATGATGACGCCGACTGAAAATTCACTGGCCACGGTGGTTATCCTCTGAAAGCAAAAAGACAGGAGAGAAATGGTGGGGAACCATAAAGAACAGCCGCGAAGTGCGGCTGCTTGGGCTGGGGAACTACTGATTGTCGCAGTACTCGCTTTTGATTTGCTCTTCAGCCTGATCCAGCCACATTTCCAGCTCGTCAGTATCGAGAGCATCAATCTCCCCCGGCTGAAATCTAAACCACCTCGCCAGCAGCCCCTGCGCCCGAATCAGCGTCTTCGTTGCCCTTGCCCAGCCCAGTGACTTGCTGAAATCGTTTCTGCAACTCCATGTAATCAGCAAGATCCATATTATCGAGGTCTTCCGGCAGAATCCCGGTGCTGCGGGCAATCAGCGGTTCATCCCAGTCGGCAGGGTCTTTACTGGTTTTTCGTACCTGCTTCAGGTCTTTGACCGTGAGGCGCTTCATTTCAACCTGCTCAACTCGGGTACCAGCTGCGGTGGTGAACGGATAAGTCAGCAGAAAAATATTGGATTTGGTTTCTGACATGTTCGTGCTCCTGTGTAAGTTCAGAGCAGTATGTCCGGTTGTGAGGGTGACAGATATTAAAGGGGATTAAGAAGAAAGGGGCCGAAGCCCCTCAGATATCAGTGAGTGCGAAAACCCTTGCAGTTGCGCAGGAACGCAATGAGTAGCGCTTTTCCTTCAACTTTACCGATGCCGGTAAACCAGTGGTCGGGTGGTGTCCAGGCTTCAATCAAATCGGCCAGCCTGCAGGCCTTTGAGCGGGTACAGTCAATCGGATCATTGGTTTTACGGGTATTAAAAAGGTTTTCCACGCCCGGAATATCCAGAATGGTGAACCAGGTGCCATTCCCCATGCCGATAGACCCGCAGTTTCCGCCTTTGTCCTCAATCTCGACGGTCACCGTCAGCCCCCGATATTGATGCGGTAGTCAGTCAGCTGGTCAACGCCGCCGACGCGGAAGATGTTGGCCAGATAGTCCAGCTCCAGTAGTTCTTCACCGTCCAGCACCTGCTTGATGTACGTCCAGGTGAAGCTACTTGAGAACTCGGCGTTCTCATGCTATTTAAATGTCCCCAGCGGGTTCTACTTGAACATGATCGTCAGGAAGGTGAGCAGCGGGATTTCATCAATCAGCCCCTGCGAACTGTAGCGCTGTACGCTGGAGCGGCACTGCAGGGCCAGCGATTTATATGGATTAGCGGCAGACAACATGGCGTCGCGATAGAAGCTGTTCCACTTAATCTCGCCTTCCATTTTGTCGAAGCCTGCCGGGAGTTCTACCTTGCCCACCATCCCCAGCGCTTTGTGCTCCTGCATGGTCATGGACACGTCAGGAAGCTTGACCTCCTCGGCCCGGCCCAGCAGGTTAGCGCCATCCAGATAGATGTTGGCATTGGTGATGCGGTTGATCTCAATCTTTGCCATCAGCTATTCCCCTTCAGGGTTAACAGGTATTCCGAGGTGATCTCGGTCTCAAACGTCAGTCGCTCCAGCGGCGGTGGCGGCGTGTATTTGTAGCTCAGTAACAGGTGACCGGCGGCAAGCTCCGTCTCTTCGTTGCGGGCCGGATCAAACCAGCACTTAAAGCCCAGCAGCGCACCGTCGCCAATCATCTTGCGGCCATAGGCGTTGACCGACTCCGTCAGCGCATCAATCAGCGCCTGGGTGACAGGCATATCGATGTACTGCTGGCTAAAGTAGCGCAGGGACTCGTTAATCACATCGCCGGTGCGACGAACGTTCTCAAAGTTGCGCATATGGGTCACCGTTGGCCACGCGGCGGTGCGGTTTCCCCAGAGGCGCAGACCGCTGCCGTAGCTGCTGAAGACCGTAGTGATGCCCTGTTCGTTAAGCAGGTTCACCTCGCTCTGCGGGTCGTCAATCATCGCTGACAGCTGGCGCTCCACGCCGGTGATACCCAGGATTTCCTGATTGGATGACGACCACCAGTAACCCTTATCCAGGTCAACTTTGGCACGCAGACCTGCAGCGCGCTGGCTCAGTGGTTCCAGTCGTTCGCTGTTGGTGGCCGTGTCATACACCCTGACGTGCGGATAGCACAGACGGACGCGGTCGGAGCTGGTGTTGAAGTTAATGGTGCCTTCCGGGCCACGCCCCGTCAGCGCCTGCGCAAAGGTGGTACCAATTGGCGCGTCGATATAAGTCACCGCGCCCAGCTTCTCAGCCATGGGGATAAGCTCAACCGAGACGCTGTTCTGGGTGCAAAACACCGAGGCAATCAGAATGTTGGCGAAGTAGCCAAACAGGTTAAAGCTGTCGTTAAGCAGCTTCATACCGGTACGGTTGCCGGCTGCGTTAACTGCACCGATGATATCCGTCGGGGTGACTTTGGTCGGGTCAGCATAGTTATAGCTGGCCTTCGCGGTTGCGCCCGCCGCAATGCTTTTCCCGAGGCTGGTGACCAGGCCGCTCTGCGCATCAAGCGAGTAGTCTTCACCCTCGACATAAGGCTGGCCGTCGCTGCCCGGTTTCAGCACCAGCTGCGCGACCACCGGATTGGCCAGCTGCGCTCTGCCCGTTGTTTTATCGAACGTCACATCCTCATCGGCCACAGCGGTTTTATGCAGAGCCGGATCGAGCACGTTAATCACCAGAACGGTACCTGCGCCGTGGTCGTAGATGGCATCCAGCGCCTGCGGAATGGTAAAGCCGGTAAGCTGATTGCCAAACGCAGCTGCATCTTTCTCAGACAGGCACTGCACCAGCATATTGACGTCACCCATCGGGGCGGTACCAATAAGTCCAATAACGGCAGACTTCACCGTTTTAACCGGGCGGGCACCGTTTTCCACCTCAATGGTTTCGACGCCGTGCAGATAGTTAGCTGACATGGGTGTCCTCCAGTTTCACATCGCTGTCGCCACCGTTCCTGCGCTTAGGTAACTGAGGCGCGGGTGTGATTGCGGGGCTGGCTTCTTCAGGTACCGGCGTCAGGTGCTTCAGCGCCACCAGTACCTTCACATAGTCATGCTCCTCCGGCAAGGAGACGTTCTTCCCTGGCCAGAGCAGGATTTCGGTTCCGTCCGACAGCGTGACGCCGCTCGCCGGGACGGAATAGCGGTATTTTTTCTTCACTCGCGTTCCTCATAGTTCACTTCGGTTAACAGCGGGCCGGACGGTAAGTCGCTGTCCTCGATAAAGACGCTTTCCGTTGCAAAGTCGAGGGCGTACTGCCACAGCCCCTTGATCTCACCGATAAACACCTCGCGGGTCAGCCAGATACGACGGCGGCAGTTCGGCGGGGTGTAGCCACCCAGAATGCGACGTATCGCATCCAGGACGTCAATTGCACCTCTTTTACCGTTGAGCTGGCGGAAGACCACTGTGACGCACAGCTGGATGGTCTGAGGCTGGATAACCGCCCCGATATCATTGGGCCTGTCGAAGCGCGAACCAGCATAGCTCACCAGCAGCGCCCCAACGGGGTGATCCAGACGATATCCAGCCGGTTTCTCAGGAAAATACTCCACCTGTAGCTGAGGGAGTTTCTCTTTAAGACGGCCAAGTACCGCATCAAGGACGGGCAGAATGTTCATCAGTATTTCTCCAGCAAACCATCGCGCCCGCCAAAGGTGGGACGGCGTGCCCTGGCGCGGATTTCGCCGGACTCAGGCACATCCTTCTGGGTTGACTGCAGCCCCAGCGTGAGCTTGTTATCACGCAGAGACTCCAGCTGACGCCGGGCCTCTTTGTGGTCATCCTTCACGGTGTCCGGGACGGCACCTTCCGGGCGGCGGGTGTAGAGCCGGTAACGCACCATCGTAATGGCGATGTCCCGCAGAACGGTGGGCACCTCCGCCAGCGGCAGGGTGTAACGCCCGCGCAGATGGGCATCAATCAGCTCATCGGCGTAGCGAATACAGCTGTCCACTACCCCGGTTTTAACCGTTGCAGGCGAATCGAAGTCCAGCTCTTCGTTGGTAAGCTGGACCAGCGTCCGTTCCGGTATCTGCTCAAGCAAATCCGCCAGGGTGCAGTACATGTCACACCCCCCGCAGGATGCGGATAACGTCACCTTTAGCCAGTGCCTCATCCAGCGCGATACCGGCTGGAATGCCAGCCGGAGTATCGCCAGAAGCCGCTGTTTGGGGAACGGCGCAGGCGTCTTTGTCTGACTGCACGTTCTGTCCCCTGGCGACAGCCGCGCCAGCTTCGACGGCGAGGATGCCGAGCACATTGACCGGTGTGACATCACCGGCTGCGGCATCGACTTCTGCCACACCCAGCGCAACCGCGCCAGCCTGACAGGGGGCATTATCGGCACCCACAAAACGCTGCTGAACGAGGGCCGCAAGGGCGACGACAGAGGTGGTCAGAATGACCTGTTGAGTTGCACTCATGGTCGTTTCCTTATTTCACGATGTTGGTGATGAGATACCCGGCATCGCCGCCGACCACGGCGACTTTGTAGATATCGGTATAGCGACAGTACTTCACCTTGCCGCCGACGCCGTCGTATTTGTCCGCAACCGGCATGCCCTTACGACGCAGGGTATAACCGAACGATGGTTCGTTTTCGTCGGCGCTGTCGGTGCCCGACTGGGGTTTACCGACGTAATGCAGCATCAGGTTATCGGCCCAGACATCGGTCGGGGTCTTGTCCTTATTCTGTGCGTCTTTCATCGAGGCCATGGATACCGGCTCGCCGATCACCACGTCTTCCAGCTGGAAAAGGTCTTTCAAAATCTCGATGGTGATGCGTTTGCGCTCGTTGGCTCCGATCGCGGCCTGGATCGCCGGATGGAACTTCAGCAGTGACATGACGCTGGCACCCATGGTCATCAGGTTCGGGCGCAGGCCTGTTTTGTTACGTACAGCCTCGATACCGGCTTCGATGAAGGTGATTGGATTACCCTTGCCATCCACCCAGCGTTCAGCGGCAGCCAGTGCTTTAACGGACGATGCCGGGTAGACGCTTTTATCCTGGGCCAGACGGGCTGCGTACAGTTCACGCTTCAGGTTGACGCCGCTGGTGACGCGACGAATGGCCTTTGCTTCTTCGTTGAACATTGACTCCGCCTGCTCGCGATAGTCCACCGGCGCGGCCAGATCGTGCTCGTTAAGAATCAGATCCAGTTTGCCGGTCTTCTCACGGACAAGGACGTTGCTGTCAGCGCCCACGGTACGCTCGGTGTCGTACTCCACAAAAGCCGATTTGCCGAAGGTCGGCACGGTCACGCCTTCCTTATCGGTCAGTACGATCGGGAAGATGTGCTCGCCGATTAACGCGGCATTTTTATAACCGCGTGCGATGCTGGTCAGCACCGGGTCAACAACGCGCTTACCCTTTAAATAGTCAGACATGTTCTCTCCTTAATTACAGGCAGCGGGAGACAGCAGCGTCGTAGCTGATGCCTTCTTTTTTCGACAAATCAAGCGCTTTCTGATGCAGCGCCAGACGGTCCGGGTCGGCTTCGGCAAATTCAGCTGAAGGCGTTGAAGCGCCGGTATCCACACGGTCCTTGGTCGCGTGCTCGCTAAAGCTCAGCACCGGTGCAGCGCCGTCCAGCAGCGTCTTAAACGCCGTGGCAGGCGGTAAGCTGGTATCGCCTTCGGCAAATTCCACCGGCTTATCGCCAGCAGAGACCGCATCCAGAATGGCGACAACAACGGACTTCGCTGCCGGGGCCAGTTGACCGCCGCTTACCAGCTTCTCAGCGTAGGAAACGTTGTCAGCGTGCAGTTTCTCCTGCTGACTCTTCGCATCCTGCTCGGCTCGCTGGGTGGCATCTGCCTTCAGGCGGGTATTTTCCGCCTGTAGGGCCTCAATTTCTTCTCTGGTCATCGTGTCGTTCTCTTGTTGAGGGTTAGGGTTTGGTTCGCTGAAATCCGGAACGGCCTGCACCGGCTCGCGGTACGCTTCTTCGCGCAGGGAATCCACCTGCCATGACGGAAGTACCTTGTCGGTTTCATCCAGCCCGAACTGACCGATCAGAAAGTCACGTAGCCGACCCCAGAGAGAGGCATTGGTGATATCGCCCCAGTCGGCAAACTCGACGACGCCTTCTTCCGACTCGCCAAATGACACCTGCTTCAGCCCCTTAATAGAGGGAGGCTGTGCCCCCAGAAAACCAACGTGGCGCAGGTAAAGCGTGCCGGGTTTCGGGTTGCTGGGTGAGTCCGGGAGATAGAACGAGGCTGAGACTTTCTTGAAACGCCCTCTGCCTACCAGTTCGGCAAACTGCGGGTCGAGCTGTTCAGGCTCGGCCAGCAGGTCAGCGCCACTGAGCCTTAGTGCTTTCACCCAGCCCCACGCCGGGTCTTCCGTTTTGGGGTGACCAATAACGAGCGGTGCTTCATGGACGGACGGGTTATAGGCTTTAACGCAGGCGGCAAGATCGCTTTGCGTGAACGGCAGTTTCGTGCCGTGCATGTCGGTATGAGTACCGGCTTTAAAAATATGAATGGCTGACATTTTGCTGTCCCGCGTGATGTTGTTGGAGACAGTTTGTGGAAAAGCCGCGAAGAGCGCTTTTAATCTGCTTTAGAAAAATAAGGGAGGATACGACAGTAGAGAGGGAAGCAGGAGGGATTAAAGCCGTAAACGAGGGGGCTGTAAACCTTTATAAAGGCTCCGGGGCGGGTAACGCGGTAAATCGCCCGTCCCGGAGGGTTAAAATCAGCGACGGGCCGCAGATTCAAGATGACGCACAATCGTATCGAGGATGGGAACAACCACATCAAGCTGCAGCTCACCGTCCCCTGTCAGCGGCAGGAACGGGCGGGCCGGAAGCTCAACGGACTCATTGCGCCCCGTTTTACCACCGAACTGGTGGATCGGGCCATAAACAACGTTGGTCCCAACCGCTGCCTGCCTGTCAT